ACGATATGCTTTGGTCAATAAATATTATGTTAGGTAGTCTTCTCAGCGGAGTTGGGTATTTAATTTATTGGATTATGACATATGACGACAGAACAGAGTCAAGAAACGAAGATAGCAATCTTGGAAGCGAAGGTGGAACACATGATGGGCCACGTGAAGGAGCTCACACTTAGAGTTCGTGCTAACGAAAAGGTAGTTGCTATTGTTAGTGCTATTGGCATTGGTGCTGGTGGTATAGTAGGTACTACTGCATTTGCTCCAAAGGCAGATGCTGTTCCATCTCCTAGTGAATGGATACATGATCTAAGAGAGTGGAAATCTGAACAGGAACGTACTCCTATAGAAGAGATGCTAAATACAGCAGAGATGGAGTATGAACATGGGTGTGATGGTTCCACCGAGCAGGAATAGCTGCTACAACTTTAGAGTTGTTGAGGTCAATAAAGTAGTTGACGGTGACACAATTGATGTAACTATTGATTTGGGTTTTGGAATCTATAAGAAAGAGAGAGTTCGTATAGCAGGTATAGATACGCCAGAGAAACGAACAAGAGATTTAGAAGAGAAAGCATTAGGAATAGATGCCACCAACTATATGAAGGATAGGTTGAATGGAGTTTTACATGGGGATGAGGAACTAACTATCCGCACAGAACTTAAAGGTGGTGTTGGTAAGTATGGAAGATTGCTTGGTTGGATTTATTCTACCGATGGTGATCCAGAATTATCAATCAATGAAGAGATGATAAAGTTTGGTTATGCATTAGAATATGATGGTGGTACAAAGAATAAAGATTGGGAACCTCTTAGAGAGATTCGCAGATCATTTGGTACATTAAACGAGGGTTAGAATTATGTGGAACTTTAGTGCTTTTACTAAGATAAAAGAATGGGACAAGAAGATGGCAAAGAAGATACAGGATAAGTTTAACTTGACTGATTATCAAATGTTATGTCTTGCTTTCGGCAAAGGATTTATTATAGGTGCAATCTTGTTATAAATAAATCCAGTTTGGCATAATGTAATGACAAGTCTGATTGACCCCAAGAAGTACAGCGATGCAGTTGGCCGATTGAGGTCATTTTTTTTGTCCAAGAACTTCTTGGAAGTACATACTCAAAATCGTTTGAGTATATTGGCAGCATGTGAAGACCCTGAGACAGTAGCAACATACAATTATGGTGGCAATGTTTGGCCACTACCACAGACAGGTCAGATGTGGTTAGAATATGAATTGTTATCCAACCCTTCCGCAGAAGGGTTTTTTTGTGTCTCAACTTCATATAGAGCAGAACCCAATCCTGTACCAGGTAGACATGAAACTATCTTCCCTATGTTCGAGTTCGAGATGAAAGGAGATGTTTATGATCTTAAAGCAATGGAGATTGACCTATGCGAGGATCTAGGAATACCACTAGAAACGGTTAAAATTAAAAAATATAATGATTGGGCAGACCAATATAAGGTGAAGGAATTAGATCACGGACATGAAGCGGCAATAGGTCGTGGTATGATTACGGACTTTCCTGAATGGACATCACCCTTCTGGAACATGGCACGTAACGATGACGGAACCAGTCGTAAGATTGATGTGATTCTAAACGGTATGGAAACTATTGGTTCTGCTGAACGTAGTACTGATAGAGCACAGATGAGAGAAACATTCCACACTATCTCTGATGGTGGGTATGCAGGACTACTCTATAGAAAATTTGGTGAGGAAAGAGTTGAGAAAGAACTCGATGATTTCCTTAACTTCGATTTCTTCCCCCGTAGTGGTGGTGGAATAGGAGTAACTCGAATAATATCAGCCCTTGAATAAGGGCTTCAATGTAAGGTGGTGAAATGGTAAACACAGCTGTCCGTTTAACAGCCGATTCATCTTTTGCGAGGCGAGTCTTGGAGGTTCGAGTCCTTCCCTTACAGTTTAAATAAATATATATGTGAAGAATTACTATGTATGGCAACGAAAACTGAGGTTTATCTAGGTAATCCCAACCTGAAGAAGGCTGGTACTGAGATACAATTCACACAGAAACAAGTAGAAGAATGGATTAAATGTAAAGCAGATCCTTTATATTTTGCGTGTAATTATATACAGATCATTTCTCTCGACGAAGGTTTAGTCCCGTTCACTATGTACGATTTCCAGAAGGAAATCTTAATGGATTTACATGAAAACAGATTCAACATTGCTAAGCTGCCTCGTCAGACTGGTAAATCCACAACAGTGGTCGCATACTTGTTACATTATGCTATCTTTAACGATAGCGTTAACGTTGGTATTCTTGCTAACAAAGCTTCTACTGCTAGGGAATTACTTGGTAGGTTACAATTAGCGTATGAGAATTTACCTAAGTGGATGCAACATGGTATACTCGTATGGAACAAAGGTAATGTCGAACTTGAAAACGGATCAAAGATATTGGCAGCTTCTACATCTGCAAGTGCTGTCCGAGGCATGTCGTTCAATATCCTCTTCCTCGACGAATTCGCTTTCGTTCCAAACCATGTTGCAGAGCAATTCTTTGCCTCTGTTTATCCTACTATTACGTCTGGTAAATCGACGAAAGTCATAATCATATCCACTCCTAACGGAATGAATCACTTCTACAAGACGTGGGAGGATGCTAAGAATGGGAAGAATGGATATGTTACAAATGAAGTCCATTGGTCTCAAGTTCCAGGAAGAGATAATAAATGGAAAGAAGAGACGATGAAGAACACGTCCAAGAGACAGTTCGCTCAAGAGTTTGAGTGTGACTTTCTTGGATCTGCTGACACACTTATCTCACCTTCTAAGCTACAAAATATACCGTTCACTGACCCCATACAAAGCAATGCAGGACTTGACATTCATGAGAGAGCAGAAAAGGATCATGAATACATTATTACTGTTGATGTTGCCAGAGGTATCGGTGGCGACTACAGTGCTTTTATCGTGTTTGATATCACCACGATGCCGTATAAGATCGTTGCGAAGTACAGAAATAATGAGATTAAACCTATATTGTTTCCGTCGGTCATCTTCCAAGTAGCAAAGGAATACAATTGTCCATACATACTTACTGAGGTTAATGATATAGGTGATAGCATAGCAGCAACATTAAACTATGACCTTGAGTATCCTAACGTACTCATGTGTGCTATGAGAGGTAGGGCTGGGCAGGTTGTGGGACAAGGGTTCTCAGGTAACAAGACACAGTTAGGTGTCAAGATGAGTATCACAGTTAAGAAACAAGGATGCTCAAATCTTAAAGCAATTATAGAAGAAGATAAATTAACATTTAAAGATTTTGAAATTCTACAAGAATTAACTACCTTCATACAAAGAAAGCAAGCATGGGAAGCAGATGAAGGGTATCATGATGACTTGGTAATGTGTATGGTTCTATTTGCATGGCTAGTCCTGCAAGATTATTTTAAGGAGATGACGGATCAAGATGTACGAAGAAGAATCTACGAAGAACAACGTGATCAAATTGAGCAAGATATGGCTCCCTTTGGTTTTATTGACGACGGCATGGGTGATGATACCTTCATGGATGGAGACGGAGATCTGTGGGCCTACGGAGATAAACAAGAAGAGGTCTCCTATATGTGGAACAACTGATGGATATTTCAGATCAGTTCTCTCTAGAACATCTTCTGTTCAAGGAGAGGGAATGTAGATCTTGCCATAAGACAAAAGATTTATTAGATGATTTCTATTTAATTCGTAAACAAAAGAAAGGAAATCCATCTGCTTATTCTTATGAATGTAAATTGTGTACTATTCAACGAGTAGTTAATAAAAAGAAGAGAGTTAAAGAAGAAATCTATCCAGACTGGTAGTTCATGCATGGTTTCCCCGATGAAAGAATGATTTTATCTAAATATTATTAGATAAAATTGGAATCTATCGAGGGAATAAACATGTCGAGTCAAGTCTCGCCTGGTGTTGTTATTAAGGAACGTGATTTATCCAATGCTGTTGTAGTAGGTGCATCTTCAATTACAGGTGCTTTTGCTTCATCTTTCCGCACTGGACCTGTAGGCAAAATTGTAAATATAAGTTCTGAAAGAGAACTAATTGATGTATTTGGAGCACCAGCTGAGGCAAACGCTTCTGATTGGTTAGTAGCATCCGAATTCTTACGTTATGGTGGACGTTTGGCAGTAGTTCGTGCTACTTCTGGTGTTCTTAACTCAACTGCATCTGGAACTGGTGCTTTGGTTGCATCTAAAGAAGATTTTGATGCTGGAGCAACTACTGAAAAGTTTGCTGCCAGATATGCTGGTGCTGATGGTAACAACCTACGTGTTGTTATTGTTGATAGAGGTGCTGATTATACCGTAACCAAGAACGCTCATGGGTGGTCTGTTGGTGGAACATATACTGACGGTAATGGTACTGCACACGAGATTGTTTCTAAAACAACTAACACAGCAGACATCATTCAAAATGGCGCAGTTGCTCCTACCGCTACTGGTGGTGCTACTGTTGCTGCATTCGATTGGAACTCCCAAGCAATCGGATCAACTGGATTAACAAACAAAGCAATTGCTCCTCGTCCTGGAACATCTGCATTTGCTTCTGAGCGTTATCTGTCATATGACGAAGTTCATGTTGCAGTTATTGACGAATCAAACAACACTGTTGTTGAGCGTCAAACATATCTCTCAAAACTTTCTGATGGTAAGACATCTGAAGGTGGATCATCTTACTGGAAAGATGCAGTAAATGAATTCAACAATTACATCTATGCTGGTGCAGCATTAAGTGCTGCTGAGTTATCAACTCAAGGTGAGAACTCTGGTTCTACTGCTGCTTCCTATGGAGCAACTGCTGGAGCACCTGTTGAACTAGCAAGGATTCTTCCTACTGCTGGTGGAGCACTTAGTGGTGGTACAGATGACTATGCTTATACTGCTGGAGAAATTCAGACAGCATACAACGAGTTCCTTGATACCGAGCAGACAACTGTTGACTTCGTTCTAATGGGCGGATCAATGGCAGGAGAAGCAGACACCAAGACTAAAGCAGGTGCTGTAGCTGGTGTTGCTAACAGTAGAAAGGATTGTGTTGCATTCATCTCACCATATAACGGCAATCAAATTGCTACATCTGGTGGATCCGCAATTCCTCCTACTACTCAGTTAACAAACACAGTTGACTTCTTCAATACAATAGGATCTAGTTCCTACGTTGTATTTGATAGTGGTATCAAGTACACATATGACCGCTTCAACGATAAGTATCGTTATATCGGTTGTAACGGAGATGTTGCAGGAACATGTGTTTCTACATCATCCATACTTGATGATTGGTTCTCTCCTGCTGGAATGAGTCGCGGTGGCATTCAAAATGTCGTTAAACTTGCGTTCAATCCAAATAAAGCACAAAGAGACGAACTGTATACAAATAGGATTAACCCAATAGTATCGATGCCTGGTTCAGGTCCAGTACTATTTGGTGATAAGACTGCACTCGCTTCTCCATCTGCATTTGATAGAATCAAC